GGTAGCCGCCGCAGCGCTGTAGTTGGTCGCCGTGAACTTGTCGATAATGGCCGACACGTTCTGGGCAATGTATTGAGTTACTTGGGTGTTCTCCGCAATCTTTGCGGGGATCAGGACTTTGACGTTAACTGCCATGTGTCACCTAAAAGGTAAAGACCATTCGGACGCGGCCATTAGACCCAGACAGGCCAGCGGCACCGCCCTCTACCGGATCACCACCGTCACCGCCAGCGCCACCAGTAAGGCTACCCACACCAGCGATTGCAGCCGCACCTGTCTGCGTAAAAGCCGCTCCGCCGTTGCCGTTAGTGTTGGTCGTATTGCCGCCAGAGGCCGTGCCGCCAGCACCCTGCTGACTGCCGTAGATACCGATACCACCGTAACCTCCAAAGCCTCCAGTTGCGATCATCTCGGGCAGCGCATACGTTCCGGCATACGCCACTGACTGAGTGCCAGCACCGCCTACCGCATCGCCAAGTGAGCCGCCTGTGCCAGCCACGCCGACAGTGTACAGGATCGTTTTACCGGCATCTGGGCCAGTTAGAACGAGTACAGTCTTGGAGTAGGCACCCCCGCCTCCACCGCCACCAGGGTTCTCCTGCGGCTCGTAGGCAAACTCACCAAAGATGTTGGTTACCGTACCGTAGCCGCCACCACCACCTGCGCCCCATACCTCGATGGTGACGCCCGTAGCGCTGGCAGGGATCGTGACCGACCCAGACCCGGACGAGTAATCAACAACGCCCGCACCGGCTCCTCCGGTCGTGCCTGCAATCGCCGCTGCTAAGGTAGCGCCGCCCATTAGGTCAACCCTGCTCCGCTGATCAGCCACGAGGTTGAGCCAATCTTGACGCAGGTCGCCAAGCCGTTTTGCGCGAGGGTGCGAGTGCCGGTGGTTGTGCTGTTAGCCAGCGTCAGCGTGTCGGTCGTAATGCCAATCGACAGCGCCGTAGCGTTGAGGTTGACGATAATAACCACGGTGCCAACCGGGAACGCGACAGCGACGTTAGCCGGAATGGTCAGCGTCAGCGACGAGCCGTTCATTAGGATGGACTTGCCGCGATCCGCCAGCACTAACTGGTAGTTAGCCGTTTGGCTGTTCTGCGGAGCCTCTCGATAGCCTACGGCGTAATTAACGCTAGTCGTCGCGTTATCAGGGATAAGCGGCGTGCCGGTAAACGTGGGCGAGGCAATCGGAGCGTAGGTTGCCGCAGCAGCCGTCGTCGTTAAGGCGTTGGTGATGCCATAGCCAGCCACCGTCGTCGGCGTGCCGGTAATAGTGGACCACGCAATAGACTGCGTAGATACGTCGTTAATACCACCGATGTCGTCGTATTCGCCGATCTGCACGTCGTTGGCGTCTTTCAATACAAACCGATACAGCACGCCTTCCGACAGCCACATGTCCTCCGGCAGTCTGCCGCCAGAGTTAAGGATGATGGGATTGGCATTAGCAGACGTGCCTAGCACCGACGTGTAAGTCGTCTGCGGGGTTGTGGTGCCAGCAGCGTAGGTGTAAATCTTTCCGCCCGACAGCACTGAGTTGTCGTCGGTAAAGAACTGCGCTCCGGCGCCAGCAAAGGCTGAAAGGTAAACGGTCATACATACACCTGCATAACGGTCAAAATGATAGAAGGTATGGCTGGGACAGGAGCGGCAGCCGCAAATTGCTGCAACTGCACGCTTAAGTCACTGACGGAAAAGTACAACTGAAAGTAATCGCCGTTAGACAATGGCAAGAAAAAGTTAGCCGCTGAAAAGATTTCAGCGTTGTTGCCTTGAATCTGAATTAACGACGCCGAGTTGGCTACCGCTGTGCCGTTGATAGCAGGCCAAATATAAAGTTGCCCTGAGCCACCCGAAGTTTTGTCTACTTGAATAGAAAACTGCACGTTGTAGATAGCGGGGCGCGTGACCTTGATCTTGCTGCTATCAGCGGGATCGCGGTACACGCCATAAGCAGGATCGGCGTTGTTGTACGTAATGGCTTTAGCCGTATTGATAACCGTTGCCGCTTGCGTCTGCGTTGAGAAAAACGACCCGTAGTTAATTAGACCCGGTTCAAACCGAGGCGGCCCTTTCTGCAAATCGTCAATATTGCCACGCAGTACCGCTACCTCGTCCTCGACGTTAGCGGCCAGCGACGGGGTAATCTCAAGGTCAGCAATAGAGGTGGACGTAGTGCCGCCACCCGTCAGTTGATACTGATTGTTAAGGAAGCGGAACCACTCACGCGAAACCAAGCCCGTCCGTTCGTCGAGGAACGGAACACGCGGGGCAGGAATTTGCGTAATGTTCTGTGCCATTACGATGCCGTCGGACTAATCTGTAGTTCGGCGCCCATGATGGCAACCTTGACGGGATCGGTGCCGCTGACCTCATATACGCGGTCGCGCAGTTTTAGCGTCATGCCAAGGCGGCGGAAGATGGCACGAGTGCCGTACTGACCAGTGCGACCCATCGAGGTCGTGCGCTCGCCGTTCCAAGTGTGACCGCCATCGTCTGACCAGCGCAGCATCAACTGCGGGTTAGCGCCCGTAACAGGCGTGTACTCAAGAATAATGTCTTGTCCGCTTTCGGTTTCTAAAATCGCAAGCGATTCAGAGCCTAAATATATGTAATCTTCCAGCGCATACCCAGACAAGCCAACGCCTGTCTCGCAATCAATCTGAAGCGAGTGATGGGCGGTGCGCTTGAGGTCATTGGCGCCAGTCGGCAACGCACGCCAACGGCGCAGCCATTTCTGCACAGCGCCGTCATCGGCGTATACGTCTAAGTCAAACGCATACAACTTGCCGTTTTGGTAATCGCCAACAATCGGGTCGCCATTAAATCGAGCGTGGCAATTACCACGATGACGCTTGAAGTCTCCGTTGCGAAACCCTGCGCGCTCGTGCCATGCGCCCGTCGCGGCATCAAACACCCACGTCGTGTCTGCGTTCGTAAAGTTCAACACGTAGAACGTGTGACCGTCCTGTTGGTAGGTGTAGCCCACCGCGTCAGTCAGATCGCCATAGCCTTGAATAGCAAACTCAACGGCATGAGTAGATACACGGATGCCTTGATAACCGTTGGCTCGATAGACGATGCCCTGACCGCGAGCGTCTGCGCCTAGCCAAAAGACGGAGTTATCCATCTTGGCGACGGAGTACGGCGCAATACAGCCAATCTCGTTATAAGCGCCTTGGATGCGGGTAAGGGGGAAGTCAGGGTCGCCCGAGTTATACCAGACCTCCACCGAGTTCGTGCCAAACAGCCACGCTTCTCGGTGGTCAATGATGAGGGAGACTAACCCGTCTGGTGAACCCTCCGCGCTCGCAAAATCCAAGGGGTCAATAGACAAACCATCAAGAAGTTGTGTCACCCATACTCTTTGCGAGTTCGGCTCGTTGAACACAAAGTAACCGTCAAGGTAGCCGACCGTGACAGCGCCCGGAAAGTCCGGGTCAGTGATCTGCTGAAAAACGTCTGTATCGGAGTTGTATATAAACCCGTCTGGATTGCACGCAATAAAAATTTGCGTGCCGTTATCAGTCATTGAAACGGGGCCGGTACCTGTTACGTCACCCTTTTTAACGGCTGCGTAATTGCTGCTAACGCTGTAAAACTCTTCGCCAGATACAACGTAAAGTTTGTCTTTTAAACTCCACAGCCCGCGAATCGGGCCAGTTCCAACTGTGGTCTTTAATGCCAAACCTGGGCAACGCTGTAGGTACGCAGGCTCTTTTCCACCTTCCGGCACGACTTCTGGATAAAGATTGACCATCCGGTTGTCGGCAGCGTTGACCGACCGGATGACATACGACGACCCTAAGATTGGAGTATGCATTAGGCAGCGCTTTTATGGTAAAGTTTAGACATGAGACGCAACCAAGTCACACTTGAACATCTCCGCCAAACGCTTAACTACTGCCCGGAAACCGGGGCCTTTACGTGGGCAAAAAAGACTTGCCGAAAAGTCGTTCCCGGCGCAGAGGCCGGATACATTCGTCCAGATGGATACCGAATTATTAGGATCGACAAAATTGGATACAGAGCCAGCCGCCTTGCTTGGTTTTACATGACTGGCGAATGGCCTAAAAACGATATTGACCATATAGACGGCAATACCCAAAACAACAGTTTTAACAATTTGAGAGATGTTACTACGGCTGGAAACATTCAAAATCAGCGCAAACAACATAATCGCAACAAATCTAGCAAGTACCTTGGCGTTTCTCGATTTAGAAATGGCAAGCGATACCGAGCAAGAATTTGCACTAATGGCGCGCAAACCCTGCTTGGTTGGTTTGATACCCCGGAAGAGGCTCATCAAGCCTATGTTGAAGCCAAACGTAAACATCATTCTACTTGCACCATTTAGCGTAAAATAATGTTTTAGAAGTTGCCAGTGAATATATTAAACCTTGGACGGTTGACGATCAGTGCCGCTGGCATTGCCATCAAGTCATCCGGGTTGTTGATGCGCTTCAGGTCGCGCTTGCTGGTCATTGCAATGCGCTGCACCTGCGGAGACGGTTCGACACCAAACTCGGCTGCAAGTTCACAGGCCAAGCAAAAGCGGAACGCGCGCAGGTATCCAGGCGGGAACGCAAGGGTGGTGTCCAGCGTGGCTGGTTGCGCCAGCGGACGCACCGACACAAAGTGAAACTCCAGTATCTTGGTCGGTACTGGGTAAATGTAAATCTCCACGTCCGGGTAGGTCATATTGACCCACATCAACTGTGGATAAGTTGAGGTTACTGTCTTAAGGGCAATATTGTTGTACTGCTCGTTATTGATCAGTTTGATGCCATACGACACGTTGGTCGATGGGTCACGGAAATAGGTAGCGTCGTCCATCAGGATCGGACGCTCGGCCACAAACGTGCCGGTCGGCCCCATCGTAATGTTACGGACGGTAGGCAGCCAGTTGTAGACTTGATCTTGGGTCGAGAAGACCGCCAGACGCTCCGTACTCCAAGAGTCAAGCATCTGGTTTAGAGCAGCGAGGGCGTCTTGAGACGTGGCTGCCGAAGGCACTTCACCTTCTGCTAATTGCCCGATCAGACGCAGCGCACCGTTGATCTGGTCAGCAGCGGTGGTTGCCATGTATTACTCCCGGCGTCGTCGTCGCGCCCTTAGTGCATTATCAGAAGTCCCCGATGCCGACAAGTTTGCCGACACCGGGGATTCTGAATCATCTGGGCTAGAGGGGTCAAACTCCTCCCACCCATGCTCCATATCTTCCCGCGCTTCTAGCACCGAGATTGCTACTTTCTCGCCGTGCTTGTGATGACGAAGGTAGATATTCGGCATATTA